TTAGAATCTCTACACATTTAACATATAGTTGTAGAGCAACCTCAAAATGTTCCCACCATTTACCATCAACATCTTGATTAGTACCTTTTGTAGTTGTATTGTAAACATTGTCTATGTGTAAAATATCGTTTCCTACGCAAAATAATATTCTTTCTATACCAAACCCCTCTGACTTGTCTAAAAGTCCTTCTAAACCCTCTATAACACGCATACAGGCAGTTTCAACATCATATTTATTACCAGTTTCCACTTTGTTTGCGTATTTACCTATATGTATATCAGCAGGATTAATAAGTGACCTCCTTTATTTTTATTTCTTCTTGGTTTTTTGTAGTATGGTGAATGTTTTTCTATTAGAGTACATACATTATCTAAAACATCTTTTTTATCTATAGATACATCTTCTTTTGTTACTATGCTAAATCTGTACTCACCATTAGCAGATTGCCAATGCTTTACAGATACTACATCTTTTTTATCTATACCTCTCTCATATAAGTGTGTTTCTAGTGCTGTGTTTCCGTTTATATTGGCTGTGCTATCAGCTCTGCTTTCTAAGACCATCTCAACCTCCTCCTCACTCAATCTTAAACGCTTTCCATATTGTTTTGTCATTTTTGTAAGTTATTGATTTGGACAAATCTATACAAAAAAGTAGCCATATATTGCACAAAAAAGGGAAGTTATTAACTCCCCTTTCTTAACTAAACTAAACACTTTGAGAATTTTGTGAGAACCACAAAACAGAGCAAAGATAATTAAATATATATTAATTATCCAAGCAAAAAACTATTTTTTTTCTAAAAGATTATACAATATGACAAGTGCTATCAAACCTACAACACCATTGTCACCTAATAAATTAATTACTTCCATTACATTTGCTATTACTGACATACCTAAAACAGGACTGCCAAATAAAATTTCAGCCATTACCCCAAAAGATAATAAACCTACAAATAAAGCTGTCATTTTACCTATAAAACTATTTACTGAATTGAATATATTTTCCATTTTGAATATTTTAAAATTAATAATTAATAAAGATTTAGTAAAGCCAAATTACTGGATTTGCTTTACTTTCGTCTATGTCAGCATGAATGAATGAGTCGTGCAACCCAAACCTTCTAAAACCAACAAACCCCAAAGCATCTAATATTATTGCTCTGCTTTTACTGTCGCTGCATTTTATATCTACAGCTAACCCCTTGACATGAGATGAGGTTGGATTTTTTATAGATTCTGGATGATTTTCACACCTATAACCACTTGTTATAACAAATGGTAATTTTGCCATTTTTCTTGCTTGTTCAAGCATATCTAATAATTCTTTGTTTATGTTGTTGTGATTACAACCACATTTACAAGCAAACTCTTTGAGTTTAAAATATTTATAAGGCATATTATTTTTTTATTTTTTCAAATGACCTACCACCAAAGTAAGCACCTATTACAGTTATCAAAACAAGTTGTAACAAATCTACCCAACTTGCCTTTACTTCAAAATCTATAACTCCTGCATCTATAAATATAAGTAAAACTGTACTAAAAACTAAAAATATTAGTACAAGTGGTCTTATATTTTTACTCAACCAACTATCACTATTCATATCTTGAGTCCATCTTGTGGTAACTTCTTTTTGCATCTCTGCTTCAAAGCTACTTACCATATGCTCAATTTTTCTTTTTGCTTCTAGTCTTTCTTCTTCTGTAGTAGTTAAGTTATCTACAACATCACCAACACCTTTTATTAGTTCTGTTGCACCACTACTAAATATTTTTGATAATATACTCATCTATTATATATTTTATCTTCTATCCTATCTAAGGTTTTTTGCATTTTTTCAATATCTTCTTGAGTTTGCATTATTGTGTTTTTTATCAATTTATCATGCAACTCATATTCTTTTGCTGTAATAACTGGTTTTGGCAGTTCTTTAGCCATAGCTATTTCACTTTTTAAAGACAAATACATAGTTACAACAATGGCTATTGTAGCACCTATTGACACAAAACTTTCTAAAGATAATTTAATTTTTGTGTTTTTGCCTATTTCCATAATTACTTCTTTAGAACTTTAGCAACTATATTTTCAAACTCCTCTTTTATTTCTTCTTCTTTCATTTCTTGATTGCCATAAGTAAATTTAATTACCATTCTTTCTTCTCCTTCAGAAACAACTACTTCTAGTTCTCCTAAAGTATGAAGCTCAGCCATCATTTCTTCTGTAAAATGTAAGTGATGATCATGTTCCTCATCACTATAATATTTTTTTTCTTTTTCCATATTATTTTTTTCTTTTTTTGTGTTTTTCATAGGATGTTTATCTGGTAATAAATCTGTATCATGTTTACCACTTCTATACCTACCATTTCTCATTGCAAATAAAAAAGAGTTTACTCTAGCTATTGCCCATTGATCAGGACTTGTAATACCCTCTCTTACGCTTTCTGGATTAGTATAATAAGCACCAACACCTCTTAAAAAAACTTTTTCTAATTTTGCTACTGTAACTCTTGGATTCCAGTCTTTCTTCAGGTCTTTTACATCCTCATTATGCTTCTCCATTTTATTTTTAAGTGTTGCTTTTATTCTATCACTTACTTCTTTTTTTTCTTCGTTTTTAGGATTGTCAATTTGATCTAATTTTTTTATTGCCCACTCTATCATTTCCGTTCCTCCCCAAGCATCCCACATTAGACCTCCACAACCCTCATCATAAGGCACATCTTTGTGTTGTTGATGTCTTTTAAAGGATGCAACCCTTGCAATTGTTCTCCTTGTCAACTTTTCTCTGTTTGAGATTTGTCTGGCTCTTGTCCACCCCACGATAGTTCCACAAGAACTTCCATTTTCTTCTTTGTACTTGATTGCTCTTTTAGCATTTGTAGTTGCAGCTTGTGGATAATCATCATAAGTTTCTTCTGCATAGTAATCTTTGTTAGCATTTTCACACTCTGATTTAGTAGAATACTCACATCTACCAGTTTCACCAAACTTCCACTTACCATTTTCACATTCGTAACAAGGCATAATTATATTAAGTATAATTTATAAATTTTTACTCCTTTTACTTCATGTACAAATTCTTTTTTGTACCTATCTTTTTCTAACTTCACACCACCATACTTAGGGTTTCGTGAGTTAAGTTTACGTTTTTTAGCCATCTTATGAGGTAACTACAATAAATTCTACATCTACAGCATCTGTTGCATGTGATGATTGACCTGCTATAGCTTGTATGTCTGCAAAAGTTACAGCACCTGTTGCTGTTGTTGCATCTAAATCTGGTGACATTAAAACTACTGCACAATATGGCTCTACTTTAAAATATACATAGTCTGCGCCATTATACAATCTAAGATTTAAATCATTAGTATCATCCATATTTTTTATTCTAAAATATTTATAATCTGCTTTTACTACCTGACCCTGACCATCTACTGTGCTTAATGCTAATATATTAGTAAAAGTTGTACTTTCACCTCCTTTACCTGCAATACTCATCATTCTTTGTATTACTTCACCATTTGTAGTATATGTTTTTGTACAAGTGCTACCATAGTCTGTACCCATTAATGAATAGTTTTCTGTTATTGTTACTGTTAAATCTGCTGTTTCTACTGTTGTTGCCATGTTTTATTTTTTTAATATGTATATGTTTCTACTGTTAAGTTTACAAAAATCTCTGAACCTGCACCACCACCTTCTTTAAACATTGGAAATAAAATATCACCTGCTGCTAAAGATGCTGATGTAATTGTTGTTTCTTCAAAAGCTACTAATTTACTATCATTGCCTAAACCTGTTACTGCAATCTCATCTACAACCACAGGCACTACATTAGATGTATCATCAGCTACAGGTGTGATTTTACAAATAGCTATGGTAACTGCATTTGTACCATCACTTGATAACCAACCTTTAATCCTTTGAACTGTAGATGCAAAAGGTACTACATGACCTGAACCTGCTCTGAAAAAGTTTTTAGGTAATATTGATCCTGAAGCTACTGCAGTAGCACCATAATCTTGATCCCATTGATATGGTGCTTTATTGTCTATTAAATCCTCACCATAAGAATAATTATTTAATCCTGCACCAATATAACCTTGCATCTTATAGTTTGTTACACCAACTAGAGATTTAGATATATATTCTAAACTACCATCTGTTGTACCACTACCATCACTTGCACTTTTAGACAAAACTGTATCATTTGTTGCAGCTTCAAACCCTTTTGGATTATGTCTATTAGCATCTTGTAAATTTTTATGTTCGTTTGCAGCCATAATTTATTTTATTTAACAATCATCACATGGACAAAAATCTTTCCAACTTGTATATGTTCTTGGTGTTTGATAAATACTATCATACATAATTATACCATGATTTTTATATGTATGACCCCTTCTCGGTCTATCTGATTCATATGTAGGATATTGACCATCTTGATCTTCATCTTCCATATAATCTATCATATCTTTTAAATATATTTCTGATTTTCTATATGTATCTTGTTTATAAGCATTTAGTTCAGAAGGATCTATAATAGTAGCAAACTCATCTATATTATTTACTATACCTGCACTTGTACTATTGTTTTGTACTTCGCTTATAACCTCAAATCTTACAAACCAACATAAAGTTCTAGTAAGAAAATCATCCATTAATGTTTGATTAGCAGTAGTTAAAGTACCATTGTGATGTTGTGTTTTTATTTCTTCATAAAACTTTTTACCTAAAGCAGGTTTTATGTGTGCTAACTCTGCTAATAATATTGTGTTTGTAGATATTAATGCAGTATCTGTATTAGCATTTGTAAAACTATTACTGATTACTTCTGCTGCAGTTACTAAAGTAGAATATTGATTTACGTTTGCCATATATATTATTCGTTATTAGTTTCAATTTCTGTTACCTGTAAACTCTCATCCTCATCTGGACTATCATCATCATCATCTCTTGTTACTATAATTTGCTCTCTATCAGTTAAGAACATATTACCTTCTTCTAACATAGGTAAATCTTCATCTAACATTCTTCTCTGCTCATTTATAGTTAATACTTTAGCAGGATCTATTTGTGTAGCAAAACTAATAGGTGGCTCGTACTGTATTACCAAATCTTCTGGCAAATAACCTAGTTCTTTAAATAATAATTTTCTTATACCATTTAAAAGTAAATCAGACGTATCTTTAATTACAGTAGTCATTGCTAAATCATAAGCTATTCTTATTTCACTACCTGTATTATTCATTTTACCACTAGATACTAAACCACTCAAAGATGGTTGCCATCTATGTGC